CTTTATGATATACTAGACCAACAATTAAAAGATGGAAATTTACAATATGTTAACACAGACAATTGAGAGAACAACTCTTTCAAATTTAATACACAATGAGGATTACTGTAGAAAAGTAATTCCATTTATCAAACCAATTTATTTTGCAAATCGTGATGAAAGAATTGTATTTGAAGAAATAGAAAAGTTTCTAGAAAAGTACAATGCTCTACCGACTAAAGAAACTTTAACAATCGGTGTCGATAGTCGAAAAGATTTAACAGATGAAGAATATAAAAAGATTGTGGAACTTATTGGTTCACTTGAAAAGACAGAAGTGGACTTACAATGGTTGCATGATGAAACAGAAAAGTTCTGTAAAGACAAAGCGATTTACAACGCTGTCCTTGATGGAATTAAAATTATTGATGGTAAAGACAAGAATAGAACACCAGAAGCAATACCAACAATATTATCAGATGCACTTGCAGTATCGTTTGATTTAACTGTAGGTCATGATTATGTAGATGATGGACTAAATAGATATGAGTTTTATCATAAGAAAGAAGACAAAATCAAGTTTGACCTTGATTACTTCAATAAGATTACAAAGGGTGGATTACCCCAAAAGACACTAAACATTGCACTTGCTGGAACTGGTGTAGGTAAGAGTTTGTTTATGTGTCATGTTGCATCATCATGTTTGATGCAAGGTAAAAATGTGTTATACATTACACTTGAGATGGCTGAGGAACGGATTGCAGAAAGAATAGATGCCAATCTCATGAATATTACAATAGATGATTTACATACACTTCCTAAGAAGATGTTTGAAAATTATCTTAACAAGATACAGAAAAAGACAAATGGTAAATTAATTATTAAAGAATATCCAACTGCATCTGCTCATGTTGGTAACTTTAGGTCATTGATAAAAGAACTCGCATTGAAGAGAAGTTTTAGACCAGACATTATTTTTATTGACTATTTGAATATTTGTGCATCATCACGATTTAGAGGAAATGCAAATGTGGGTTCATACTTTTATATCAAGGCAATTGCAGAGGAACTTAGAGGACTTGCAGTTGAAACTAATGTACCTATTGTATCAGCGACACAAACGACTAGGAGTGGATTTGTGTCAAGCGACATCGGCTTGGAAGATACGTCAGAAAGTTTTGGTTTGCCTGCTACGGCTGACCTCATGTTTGCGCTTATTTCTACAGAGGAACTTGAAGACCTCAATCAAATCTGTGTGAAACAATTGAAGAATCGATACAACGACCCAACTGTTAATAAAAGATTCATTTTAGGTATTGACAGAGCGAAAATGAAGTTGTATGATGTTGAACAAGTAGCTCAAAGGGACTTAACTGATAGTGGACAAGAGGAAGATGAAGTTATTTTCGATAATACACCATTTGCTGGAAAAGGCAAAAAATATGAAAAATTCTCTGACCTCAAGGTCTAAGGTTAAATATTATCATGATATAAACATTGAAACTAAGGAGTGGGAAGTAGTAGAACTCCCTAGTAGAAATATCATCATGTCGTATAAGTTTGAAGAGGACGCAGAAAACGTCTGTAATTCACTAAATGATAAAAGGCCATTTGGTGATTATGGATTTCCAAAATTCCTAACATATAAATAATACATATGTGTATGGAGTAATTGGATGCTTAAATTTTTACAGTTCCTTAATAAATCACTCACTGAACAACTACAATTACCAAACGAAATATTTCAAGATTTATCGTTTGAGATTAATACTAGAAAAAGTTCAAAGACTACGACAGTGATAACTGTTCGTTCTGCAAATAGAGATGATGACAGAGATGAAGTCCTTAGACGATTAACTCAAGCTGGTATTCAAGCCACATTGAATACTAACATTGTTTCTAGTGTTGCACCGATTGATGGTAGTTACGAAGACAATAAATTTAGAATTGAAGTCAAACCACTTGCTGGTGGTATGCAAGAAACAACTCTAAATTCCAGTATTACAGAATTATTTCCTTGTATCGCATTTGAAAGTAACTACACACCAACAAGTGTTGAGGACTTTATGAAGTTCTTGATGAGTGTAAATGTAGACCAAATGAACTGCATACATTCCAAAGATAAAAAGGCAGCCGCCGAAACAATCAACAAAGCAGAATCTTCTTCAAAATACGCAGAGAAAATGGGTAATGCAATGGCCATTCATCAATACTTAATGGATGAACATAATACAAAACCTATTTCAAATGTATATTGGGGATATAGGTCTAGTTCAAAACCTAGAGGTGTTCCTAAAAATCACCCTGGCGATATGTTTATCAAATATAATGATGGCACATTCTTAGGTGTGAGTTTAAAGGCTGGTGGGAAGAAAACTAAAGAACCACTACTTAATACCTTTGTTGGCCCAGTATTTACATACTTTAATGAAACAAGAAAACTTGGTACTCTTAGACAAACAGCATATGCACAAGTGTACTCAAAAATAGAGGGTATGCCGTCACTTGATACATTTGATGGTGGGACATCTGGTAGACACAGAGATAAAACCACCACGCAAAAGATTCTGGTTGCGTATGATAAAAAGAATAATCGTGGTTACGAAGCAGATTATGATACCATGTTAGAAATTATGAGAACTGGTATTATTGATTTATTTAATAGTAGTAAAACTAAAAGTCTGGAATATATCAAAGAGAATATTTTAAGAGATGCACCAGAAGTTCCAACAATTGTTATTAAAGCTGCTGGTCAAACATACTCTGAAGTAACTGATACGAATGAATTGGGTGTTTTCTTACCTAAAGTTACTTTTATTAAAGCATATAAATCTACAAAGTCTAAACAGAATTGGATACTAGAATTAAAAGCAGGCACCGAAATTGTAAAGATGTTGATGACTATTCGTTCTAATAAAGGTGGTAATGCTGGTCAAAAGAAACTAGGTCAATTTCCAACGAAACTGGCTGTTAAGTATAACGGTATAACAAGATGATTTCATTGTTATTAGAACAAGCAGGGAAGAACTTACACTTAGAACACATTGAAGATGAGATACTTAACTTTGGTGTAAACGGTGGTAGAGGTTCTATTAACTTTTTGCGTTCTCTTAGAGATATGTTAGCTGGTTCTTCTAGGTCTGAAGTTAACATGACTGTAAAGTGGGATGGTGCGCCGGCAATCTTTGCTGGTCAAGACCCAAGTGATGGTAAGTTTTTTGTTGCGAAGAAATCAGTATTCAACGTCAATCCTAAATTATACAAATCAGCTGCAGAAATAGATGCAGATTTATCTGGCGATTTAAACGCAAAGTTTAAGGTTGCACTTACAGAGTTTTCAAAACTTGGTATTACTGGAGTAATCCAAGGTGATTTGATGTTCACAGATTTAAACACTGAAAATATTGATGGGGAAAGTATGTACACTTTCCAACCAAATACTATTGTGTACGCAGTACCAGTTGATAGTGATTTAGGTAAAACTATGAACAAAGCAAAGATAGGTGTTGTTTGGCATACGACTTATTCTGGTGATACTCTGGAAGGTATGAGAGCATCATTTGGTGTAGACATTTCAAAACTTAGTAAAACCTCAACTGTATGGATGGATGATGCAACTTATAAAGATGTTTCTGGTAAAGCGACTATGACAACAGCTGAAACTGCAAAAGTAACATCTCACCTTTCAAATGTAGGTAAAACATTTAGAAAAATTAATTCAACCAGACTTAACAAGTTTTTAAAATTACAAGAATCACTCACTGGTAAATTAGTGGGAGCAAGTTTTAAAACTTATAATAATACTCTGGTTCGTACTGGTAAAACAGTATCAGACCCAAGAGGTCATGCACAAGGCTATATTACTCATGTGCAAAATCATTTTCAGAAAGAGATTGATAAACTTAAAACTGATAAATCAAAGGACGCTCTGAAAACAAAGATGACAGAGTATATTCGTGAATTTAAAAAAGACTTGGGTAATTTACAGTATGTTGTTGCATTTCAAATGCACTTAGTAAATGCAAAAATGGAAATAGTCAAGAAACTAAATAGTGTTAAAGGTTTAACTAGTACATTTATCAAAACTGATAATGGATATAAAGTGGTCAACCCAGAGGGTTATGTTGCAATTGATAAAGTGTCTGGTGAAGCTGTAAAGTTAGTAGATAGAATGGAATTTAGTTTCAATAACTTTACTGCAATAAAGGCATGGGACAAATGAAGACATTTAAAGAAGCAAGAGGCGATACAGCCGTATTCACTTTTGGTAGATTTAATCCACCAACAACTGGTCATGAAAAACTTATTATTGCACTAGCAAGACAACAATCAAAGAACGCTGGTTCTTTGATGTATGTGTATCCATCTCATTCTCAAGACCCCAAGAAAAATCCACTACCACATTCTAAAAAAGTTGCATACATGAAAAAGATGTTTCGTAAGTATGCAAAGAATATTATTGTAAGTCGTGCAAGAAATGTGTTTGAGGTTGCAACGGAACTTCATAACAAAGGACATAG